ATAACATATAATTCTCACTATACAAACATCTACGGAGGATTAGTGAAATAATGGTTGATACCAATAAAAATGTTGTTTGCATTGCAAGTGGATGTAGGAAAAAATTAAAGGGCAAACAGCGTAAATTTTGTTCACCAACCTGCCAGAAACGACAGTTTGCAGCCGACAAGCGACACAACGATAGAATAGATAAACCTATAAATGCAGAGAGAAACTCTGATGACGGTGACTACGCATCAGTGCGTAGAGGTCAGTATTACCGAGCTTTCGTAAGCGAAGGTCTAGCTGACGAAGTTGCAACTGGCGACATGGCAGTAGCTGAGGCGGCTTCCCTCCTTGGTTGCACATCGGCTACTGTCAGTCGTATGCTCGCTGCCTACAAAATAGATATACGCAACGAAATTGCAGCAGAAGATTGGGAACTATCCGCAGAAGCTGAAGCAGCATTAGAAAATTTTTCTAGCTTCCGCGATAAATACTTTAGAACAGAACTAGGAAAGAAATACGAAACCGCGGACTTTCATACAAATTGGATAAATAATATTATAGATTCTATTAATAATGGTAAAGAATTATTAATACTAAGCCCCCCTAGACACGGTAAAACAGAACTGCTAATACACTTTGCTGTATATCAGATATGCCGTAACCCCAATGTACGTATTATGTGGGTAGGTGGTAACGAAGATATTGCAAAGAATGCATTATCTGCTGTACTTGACGTACTAGATACTAACGAAGAATTACGAGATGCATATTGTCCTCCAGGTACAAGTTTTAAACCAGACAACAGGTCAGGTAAAAACTGGTCACAAAATCAATTTACTGTAGGCACTAGAACAGTTGCAGGTATTAAATCTCCAACTATGGTAGCTGTAGGTAAGGGTGGTAAGATTCTATCACGTGACTGTGACATAATAATTGCAGACGACATTGAAGACCACCAGACTACACAACAACCTGGTGCTAGAGAAAGTACAAGACAATGGTGGACTACAACATTATCAAGTCGTAAAGAGGAACATACTGCTGTAGTTGTAATTGGTTCTAGACAACATCCTGACGATTTATATAATCATTTGTTACGTTCTGATAATTTTACTTGCATAGTAGAAACAGCACATAGTTTAGAATGTACAACACCAGAACATGAAGAAGATGAACATGTTGATTGTATGTTATGGCCTACTAAACGTAGTTACAAATGGTTAATGTCTAGATTACATTCTGCTGAATCTACAGGTGGTAGGCAAACATTTGAAATGGTTTATTTTAACCAGGCATATGTAGAAGGTACGCAAATATTTACAATGAATATTTTAGACCAATGCATGAGGCCTGATTTAGTGCTAGGGCAAGTATATAAAAATTTATATTTAGTAGCAGGACTTGACCCTGCATCTAGTGGTTATCAAGCTGCAGTACTTTGGGGTATAGACCAGTACAGAGGTGAATTATATTTAATTGATTTAGAAAACAAACGTGGCGGTGGTATAAGAGCTGCACTAGACCAAATGGCACAATGGTTACACGAGTACGATTGTAGACATTGGATAGTAGAAGAAAACGGATTTCAATCAGCTATACGTATGGATGAAGGCATAAAAGAATTTACATTACGTACTGGTATAACTGTACAAGGTCACCTAACAGGAAAAAACAAACATGACCCTCTTTATGGTGTAGGTGCTATGGCAGACTTATTTGAAGATAGACGTATACATTTACCTGTCGGTGATGGTGTGTCAAATGCAAAAGTACAGCAATACAGGCAACAACTGTTATACTTTGATGGTAAACCTGTTTCTAAACGAAACAAGGAAAAAACTGATATAGTTATGGCTAGTTGGTTTCCAATGAAGGTTTTTAGACGTATGCAAAAAGAGCATGCAGCTGACATAGGGTTAGACTATAACCCTAGTTATGGAGATTATAAATTGACAGAAATGAATGAAGCACCATGGGCATAGAAAATTTAGATGTTAAGAGTTACAAAGAAGTAATAGCTAATGCAGCTAATCTTACATCTGGTCGTAATGTCAAAGATAGACAAGTAAGCAAAGCTAGAATTAAAGCTATTTTAAATGGTGGTCCAGAAGGTATAAAAGCATTATTAGGTGACACAATGGAAACTGCAGATGCTGATTTACTACCTGCTCCTAATATGTTGCAATCAGGTATTGACCGACTTGCACAAAAAATATCAGGTGTACCTAACGTTAGAGTAGATGTACCTAATGATGCAGATTCTGCAAGAGCTAAAACAAGAGCAGAAAAATTAGAACGTATTGTTACAAGTTACGATGAAAAACAAAATTTAAGTTTACAGTTAGCACAAGCATCTAGATGGTTACCTGGTTACGGTTTTTGTGCTTGGGTAATTACAACTAAAAGAGATAAAAATGGTTTTTATTATCCTAGTGCAGAGTTACGTGACCCTTATGATACATTCCCAGGTAACTTTGGTCCTGACCAAAAACCAAGAGAATTAGCAGTTGTACGTAGAGTACCTAGGTATAAACTTGCACAGATATATCCTGAGTTTGCAGAGCAAATATTAAAAGAGGATGATGATGATGACACAGGTGAAGAATATAACGATTATGCTACACCGTTTATGTCATATGATACTTATAGAGAACAACAATGGGAAGATAATACATCACAAGGTGTAAGGGTTATTGAATATTATGACCAAGGTGGTACATACATTATATTTCCAGAACGTAGATTAATTTTAGATTTTATACCTAACATTCTATCTACACCACCATTTGTATTTGTTAAACGTGTTTCTTTTGATATGTTAAAAGGTCAATATGACCACGTTATAGGTCTAATGGCTATGATGGCAAAAATAAATATTATGTCAGCAATAGCTATGGAAGATTCTGTGTTTACAGAAACTAACATATCAGGAGAGATAGAATCAGGACAATATAGAAAAGGTAGATTTGCTGTTAACTATCTAGCTCCTGGTACACAAGTTTCTAAACCACAGAACAATATGCCATATCAATTGTTCCAACAAATTGATAGATTAGAAAGACAACTTCGTTTAGTAGGTGGTTATCCAGTTACTGACGATGCACAATCACCTAACTCATTTGTTACAGGAGCAGGTCTACAAGAACTTAATGGTGCTATGTCATTAATGATTAATGAATATAGAGAAATCATAAAACATGGTCTTGTAGAAATGGATGCTAAACGTTTAGAAATGGATACAGTATTGTCATACTCACAAGCTATAGGTAAAAAACCTATGGCAGGATATTTGAATGGTACTGCATTTTCTGAAAACTATACACCACTACAAGATATTGGTGGAGATTATAGAACTAGACGTGTCTATGGTGTTATGGCTGGTTTTGATGAACCACAAAAAATTGTTACTGGTTTGCAATTATTGCAAGCTGGTGTAATTGATGTAGAAACATTACAAGATAATATTGATGGTTTAGAAAATATACAAAAAGTACAAGAACGTATTCGTAAAAATAAAGCAGAAAATGTTTTGTTTGATGCATTGTTACAAAGGTCTGCACAAGGTGATGCACAAGCTACTATGGCAGCAATTGCAGTATATGAAAATCCTGCAGCTATATTAGAAATATTCAGACAGTTTTATACTCCTGAAGAACCACAAATGACTGCAGAGCAAATGGCTATGATGCAACAACAAATGATGCAACAAGCTGCTGGTGGACAACCTCCTAGTATTGCAGCTGCGTTTGGACTGTAGTATGGATGAATTTTACGATGGTGAGTTTTGGGAAATGGTGTATGAAGAATACGGTGTTGTTGATGAATTGGATATTTTATCAGAACAATTGATTGAAATTATACAACCACAACCAGGACTTATAATATTAATTACAAAGGATTTTTATGAGCAAAAATAGACGAGGTGGATATAAACAACCTGCTAAACCAGCATTTGTAAGTGCAACTGGGCCTGGTGCTGGTAAAGGCCAAAATAGAACTGATGGTGGACCTGCTAATGTAAAACAACCTATACGTAGATTGCCAGACGCTGATTATAACGAAAACAAAGCATTTGTTGCTGGTCAAGAAGCTGTTAATGGATTACCTAGAACACAACCAGATGCTCAAACAATAGTTAAGTCTGCTAAACCACAAGTCTTTGCTGGTACAGAATTACAAGGACAAGACCCTAGAGCTGGTGGTGCTACTGGTGGTGGTTTAGGAGTAGATAGAATAG